TATTTTTGGAGAGTGGGTTCCGGACCGGTGGATTAGAGAGGTATTCATGGCTTGCGAAAGGGCACCACAGCACAATTACCTTTTCCTTACTAAAAACCCTCAGAGATATTTGGAATTGGAGAAGTACAAGGAATTGCCGTGGGCGGATAATTTCTGGTTTGGTACAACGATTACGAACCCTCAGCAGGAATACGCATGGTTCAAAGAGAAAATGTTCCATTGGTTCTTATCAATCGAACCTCTGCTTGAAGATTTAGGAGATTTCGGCAATGATGTTATGCCGGAGTGGATTATCGTAGGAGCAGAAACCGGAAACAGAAAAGACAAGGTAGTGCCTAAAAGAGAATGGGTTGAGAATATCGTGGTGCAGTGCAGAAAATACGGAATACCGGTGTTTATGAAAGAAAGCCTCAGAGAGATTTGGGGCGAGGAACTTATTCAGGAGTTCCCGAAAGGACTTATGTTTGAATGATACTCTTTATAAGTCCATAGACAAGAATATGATACTCAACCCGGTTTCTTACTGCAAAACTCATAAATGTTACTTATCAAGAAAGCAAATGAAAGTCCATCAATGCGTGAGAAAGAAATGCACCGGACTTGAAAAATTAGACTGTCCTTATTGGCAGGAACGCCAACGGAGAAAGAATGAAGCGAAAGAGAAGAAAAAGCAAAACAATGGTTCATGTTAGTTTTGACACCGTAGAGCAGTTCATTCCGAGAGTTCCGCAGCAAAGGTGTATAAATGAGGATAGCACCACACCGAGGATATGTGTTGCACCGGATTTAACAAGTGCATTGCAGGCCATTCCGCAAGCCGGAGAGGTTATTTATAACATGAAGCGGATAGGAGTGCCGGTTATAATCCATGCTTATTATCTTCAATGTGGTGCTGTTCTCAAAGCAGACGAAATCAATGTGCCGGATGCGTGTGTGACCGGGGAAATGTGGCTCACGGATGCTCCTAGCAAGGTTTATCGGTGTGATTTTGAACTGACAGACTCATACACTGTGTTGCGAAAGGACAAAAACGGAACAGAGGGAAGAATGCTGCTGTGTGCAAGGTATAAAAGAGTAAAGCATCAGGAAAATTGGAAGAACCTCGCCTACCATGTCAGCGACACCACAGAAAGGGCAGAGGAGTTCTTGAAAAAGAAACCTGATATTACGTTCCGAACCTTTATGTCAAATTTGTATGATGAATTGATACAGTGTATGAACATTGAACCAAAGGATATTGAATTTTAAAAGGAGGGCAAATAACCTATGAACAGACACAGAAAGAAAGTGAAAGTGCCTATTAACAAGAAAGTGGACAGCCTCAATCTGGTGGATTTATCAGATATGAAGTTTCCTATTGTGGTGGTTTATAACAGACCATTAGACTTCCCGGACAAGATAATTGCAAGGGTTTGGGAGGGTTCAATCAATAAGCCGACAAATGTGTATTGTGAGTATGATAACATTGACGATTGCCGCAAGGATGCGTACTCAGCCGGATTTAACACCAAGATTGACCGCAATCCGGCAGACGATATTCATATTGTGGAATCGTACATCATGTAGGAGGTAGGGAATGGGATTACCTGATTTATTCAAACGAAAGAACAATGGAGTTTCGGTGGTTGACGCTCCGCCGGAAGAAACAGCATTGAGAAACATTGCTGTAAGGGATGTTAAGGCATATCTGGTCCAGGAGTTTGAGAGAGCCAATAAACTCAATGAAGAACTCGAAAGAATGAAAGAAAAGGAACTCAATGAGTACAGGCCATTGCAGGCTCAGTTGGATGCGAGTCTTGTGCTGATTGATGAATATAAGAGACGTCTGGAGCAGACAGAACAGAAGTGCGAGAAGTTGGAAAAAGAACTGTTTGCCGCAAAGGACGAGGCAGATACGGAAAGAGAGAAACAGAATGACCTTGTGATTAAATTGGAGCAGATTGGTAAAGAGGCAAAGGCAATCCGTGGCAATATCATCAGAACTCTTGCTCCGTTGCTGAGTGCAAAATTGTCTCGACAGATATTAGAGGTTAAGGGCAATCTTTCCAAATCAAAGGCGAGGGAGATTGTTACAGAATCATGCAGTGAAACAGAGTTAGAAATCTTATTGAGAGGAGAGCAATACAATGACTAAGAAAGAATTTGCAGAAAAACTCAATGGCAGACAGTACGCAGCTTATCCGCAGTTTTTACCGAGCGAAATTCAGACCGCAAAAGAAAATGGTTTCGTTATCGTCTATGGTGCAAGTGACGATTTAATGGAATTTGACGGGGCGATTATTGACGAGGGCGGCTGTTTTGATGGCGGAGAAGTGTATTTCGATAAGAATGGTGTATCTCAGGACGGAACAGAGCGTGCAAATATGATTGAGGCTCTTTGGTGTGAGGGTACGAATGTGGATGGCTGTCAGGCAACATGGAGTTACAAGACGGATATTCCACATGAGACTTTTGAAATTTGGGAAGATGAAGAATTGTATTGTATCGGTTTAGTTTTCTCAATCGAAGATATTGAATAATAGGCGGAGGATTTATCAATGGCAAAGAAAAGAAGTTGTAGAAGAACGGCAGACGAGGACAGAATACATGATATGGCTGTCAGATGGCGCAAAATGACGGACGAGCAGTTGGTTCACTATGTAGAGGACAGAGTTGCCAAGGCTGAGAGCGAGGGATATAACAGAGGCAAGAAAGAAGCACCGGCAAACAAGGGCGTAGGCATAGAGGAAATTCTTGCTGAGATTGGAAATATCAAAGGCGTAGGCGTGGCAACTGTAAATAAAATCAGAGAACACTTCAAGGCAAAGGCTCAGTAGGTGGCAGTATGAAAACAGAGGAAACTATAATGCTCGAAAAGGCAATACGCAGAGCCACAAGGAAAATGGGAGTGTTCGGATGCTTTGAGGTTACAATCGGTTTCTTTGGCAAAGAGAGGGTTGATTATATGACCTATGACACCAAAGGGATATTCCGTTGCTATGAGATTAAGGTATCAAAGGCAGACTTCCACAGTTCGGCGGCAAAATCCTTTGTAGGGCATTATAATTACTTTGTTCTGACAAGGGAACTTTGGAAAGAGGTCCGGGATGAAATACCACCAGGAATAGGGGTATATGTCAACGGAGATTGTGTAAAGAAAGCCACAAAGAAAGATATAGACAACAATCCTCAATATGAGTACAGACGGAGTGTTGGCGGCAAGAGTACAGTAATCTCCATACCATACACAGATATGCTGAAAGAGAGTATGATACGCTCATTGTATCGAGATTCGGACAAGCTGCTCTTATCAATGGACGAACACTACATAGGACGGCTCACAAGGGAAATAGAGAAAGCGCGGAGAGAAAGAGATAGAGAAAGTCAGAAGTATCTCCGATTATGGAAAGCAGTGCGAAAAGAGTTTGGGGATGATAAGGCGTTTGAACTATTAGAAAAGGCAGAGAGGTAAAATTCTCTGCCTTGCTCTTTATCTCAATGTTCCGGTATAAAAGACCTTTATTTCGTCAATGTCCGGGGAGTTATAACATTCCAACTGCTGATTGATAGAATCGTGTGGTTTCAGTTCTGCGTCATTATCCATTAACTGCGCACCATTGATTTCAATTAACTTGCCGTCTTTCAAAAACAATACCTCTACTTCGAGGAAAAATACTGTTTCGTCCGTGTTGTTCTCGACATTTATCAATGCGGTTCTGTGTGATAATGTTTCTGCGGTGGTAATTGTACCGTAACATGACCTTGCCGTTGTGGAAAATGCTTTGAATGAATTGCTGTAGTCTTTCACATCCGCAGACGAAAAAATATCAGTCAATGAAACCGATTGCCCTGGTGCGATTGCATCAATTTGGTGGTTCCCATACCCAACATCATTACCAGAGGAGTCCTTGGCTGTAATAGATGCGTCCAAAGACACTGTTTTTTCCGAGTTATTTGTGACTACATGAGCCACATAGGTATAAGTTCCGTCACAGTATGAATAACACTCGGAAGATATTTTATCAGAAAAGTCCTCAGGAACTTCGCCACAGCCAACCATGGCAGTACAGCAAATCATAACCGAAAGGCAAAGTATAATATTCTTAATTAGTTTCATTCTAATTACCTCCATGAATTTGTTAAGCCTATTATACAATGCCAGTTCGTTTTTATCAATTACTCACTTGCCTTAAAGTTATAGATAGGCTTGATTATCCGCTCAATGCGTACAGTAGGCTCAATATTCTTTATAATTTCATCCATAGGCTTATAGACCATAGGAGCCTCGTCAATAGTATCAATGCCGACTGAGGTAGTGTAGATGCCGTCCATGGACTTTGCATACTCGGTCATATCGAGGGTTTCCTTGGCTTTCATACGAGACATGATTCGTCCGGCACCGTGCGGAGCAGAGTAGTTCCAATCCTTATTACCCTTGCCAATGCCGATAATACAGCCGTCACGCATATTTATAGGGATAAGCACCTTTTCTCCACGCTTGGCGGAAATAGCACCCTTACGAACCATATTATCCTCAATGTAGTTGTGAATGGTGGTAAATTCATCAATCACATTCCAACCCATGTGAGAGATTATCAATCGAGCAATGTTCACACGATTAAGCAGTGCGAACTTTTGGCAGATAAGCATATCATCCAAATACTGCTCACGATACTTGCCGGTCAGATAGCAAAGGTCTTTCGGTATGTTCGGAGTGGTAGCCTTAAACTGTCTATGCAGTTCTTTTATGGCCGTCTGAATTTCGGACTTGCGCCCGACAGCCTTATACTCCTTTATCAATGCCTCCTGCTTGGCAAATAAATCATCCTTACCGCTCATAAGGTCAATGGCAAGGTTCTGGTAATATTCAGCCACTTGCTTGCCGAGATTTCGACTGCCGGAGTGAATAATTAAATACTTGCCGCCGTCCTCGTCCACATCAATCTCGATAAAGTGGTTGCCGCCTCCGAGAGTGCCGATAGAACGCTCCAGACGCTTAGTGTCTCGGAGTTCTCTGTAACAATGCAACTGCTGTAATTCCGGGAACTGTATCAATCTGCCCTCATGGACGTTTCTGCCGGACGGAACATACTGCCTTATAACAGCATCCAATTTCTCAAAATCAATATCAATATTGCCGAGCATGAGAGTGTGCATACCACAGCCAATATCAACACCGACAATGTTAGGTATCACTTTCTTTCCCAGGTCAGCAGTGAAGCCGATAACACATCCTGCTCCGGCATGAACATCCGGCATGATACGAACCTTGCAGTCCTTAAATGCCTCTTGTGATAAGAGAGTGTGAATTTGGTCTAACGCCTCTTGCTCAATGTTTTCAGTAAAAATCTTTAAATCCATGTCAATCCTCCTCAACAGACTATGCTTTATATACTTTGTTCTTTTTATCGGTGTTTCCGTTGTACTTTGTAAACGGACGAATCCACACACGCTTGCCGGTTTTAGTGGTTCGATAATAACCCCTTACGCTTACCTGTTCGGTAGGCTTTGTATAGGAACGCTTTTCGGAGTTCGGAATAGGTCTATTATCAATGCGATATGTGGTAATCAATGGAGTGGTGCCGCCAGAGCGTTTTTGCGCTTTTCTCTGATGTTTCGTGAGTGTCTTGGTGTGAGTCTCAGCAACCTCAACATAATTGCGGTAATGGGCGGCAAAGCACATCAAGGCGTGGTATTTTAATATGCACTTGTTCGGTGTATTATCAATAAACAAAAGTGCGGTAGCGGCCTTTCGTTTTTCTTTACTCAGTCCAGGTGGAAAGAGGATGGGAGCAACGGATTTCTGCGTCTGAGGGTCATATCTGAAATTGCAGACATAGACACTATCCATATAAAGATAGATTCTCACAAATTTGCCCTCAGGCTCATAAGCGATAGAGA